TAGGTTTAGTAAACAAGAATATGGCTTAAACGCCAAAAAATTGCTCTACTAAACAAGTTTACTCAATATCTCACTTTTAATGTGATATATACAGCAATAACCATTTGGGTCAGCATCCCGTTCTAGTTTTTGATTGTAAATAAAAAAAACAAATTACCTAAATTAACAAATTTTTGCATAATTTAACATGATTGACCTAACTGCTTTTTTCGGCTATAACCTGACGAAGAATTAGCCTTCACTCACAGAGTGACGGAAAATGGCCTACAAGCTGGTGATTCATGTATTTTGACTCTTTGTCCAAGTTGCTCTGTCAAATCGAGCGTAAGCCCCTTTTCTTGCGATTTAATCCCACTCCTTTTGATTTCACGGACAAGGATTCAGTCAATGAGATGCAATTCTTTCTTCCTGATGGTGTCACATTTCAAATTTTGCTCAAGGATGAATCTTTGCCTTTGGTTTTGAGTATGTTGCAGTTGTCTGTTTTTTCTGGCGACAACAAAGTCTTCGCATGGGATTGGAAATCATTTATTTCACATGTTCTTGCAAAGACTGGCAAGTTATATTCTATTGAATCATCTGTTGTTGATCTTAAGATTTTAGAAAGTTACAACGGAATCAAGAAATCATGTCCTGAGACATTTGTTGAGTGTTTTAACAGAATAAAGTATTTGGTATCATCTGGTCTATGGAAAGACTGTGAAAATATTTACAAGAAGATTCATTTGCCTTTGATGACAAATGTCATTCCTTATTTGGAAACAGTAGGCATTCTTGACTTGAATGCTGGCAAGAAGGTTCATGCTCATTATGAGATTGATGGTCAGGAGAATGGCAGATTAAGATGTCACAATGCTTTTAAGAATGGTTTTGTGCCACATGCAATGGGATCGGATATCAAGGAGAAGTTGAAGCCTGTCGGCTATGATTCTCTTTTCATGGCTTTTGATTACAAGGGCATGGAAGCGTTTGTTCTTGCCTATTTGAGCAAAGACGAAAGGTTGATGAGTTTTTGTCAGGAAGAGGACATTTATGCTTCTTTGGCAAAGTCATTATTTGGATCGAATTCTGAAAAAATTGATCGTGAATTGGTGAAAAAATGTTTTTTGCCGGTTATATATGGACAGTCGGCCCGTTCTCTTTCTTTGCGTTGCGGAATGGCTGCTGATGTCGCAGAAGGCGTTGTGGAACGAATTAGTTCTTTGTTCAATACTGCGCTTTCATTCGTTGCTGATTGTGAAGAAAAAGTAAAACAAAATGGATTTGCCAAAGATGTTTTTGGTAAAAGAAGAAACAACTTTGAGTTAGGCAAGGAATATTTAGCCAGAAACTTTGCTGTGCAATCACCCGCATCAACGATATGTCTTGAGAAACTTATCAATCTTCATATTTCCATACAAAACTTAAATCAAAGCTTGAAGGATAAGGCTCAAATTTCTTATACTGTTCATGACGGTTATGTTTTGTATGTTACGAAGGATAATTGGAAACAAGTTTACAAGAGAAGTATGGAAGCATTGTGCGGAGAATCCGAGCTTTGTCCCGGTCTGCGACTGAAGGTTTCATGTCGTGGAGGGAGAAACCTGAATGACCTGAAAATGATTAAAGATCGAAAGTGAAGGAAAAAATGATTGAGATTGTTCACAATTTTCCGATAACAGAAGAAGAATTTTTGGACCTTGACAAGAAATTTTCAAAGCTTTGCTGGCATGCTGCTCACGAATTGAAGAAGAAAAACACAAACAATAATTTCATTGATGATCCTGAGGACATTAAACAAGAATTACAAATGAGCATGCTTCGTGCCGGAAGCTATTACAAGAGACAGGTTTATATTGAGAAGTGTCTTGATATTGCTAAGAAGTTCGTCGAGGACAAATTAATTTTGAAGGTTTTATTGGAACTGGAAAATCTTTGGGAAAATAGGACTAGGCATGGTGCCAATAGGCAAAAGTATGGTGCTTTCCAAGAGAATCTTCTTGAAAAGATTATTCGTAATTTTGTGCCGAAGGAAAATAGGCCAAACAAGAATGCGCCTTTGAAAATGGACAGCAAGTTTGTGACTTATTGCAAGGCCATCGTATGGAATGGCCAGAAATCGATGGGCAAGAAGATCACTAGGGAAAAATCAATTCGTAGTGGTATGGTTTCTTTGAGCGAGTTTGAATTTTTGCATTGATATCAATATAATATTTTGAGCGGTATAGTTTGCCATCTAATCGACAATTTATATTTTGTAACTATAATCGATAATAATCCAAATCGGTTGAGAATTATGGTGTGCCGCTCATTTTTTTGAATTTTTTCCTCTCCCACAAAAAAATAAATTGAAAAAAAGCCTATCTTGTTTGCCATTGTTTATGGTAAGATAGTGGCATTATTGCATATGAGGTCTTGGAATGCGTGAACTTACACCAGAAGAACAAGCTCAACTTGAGTCGATGACCGATCCAGAGGTGATCAAGCCTAAGTTTGCGTGGGATGATACATTTCAGCGCAAATTGCTTGCGATGCTTTTAACTGACGAATACATGCTTGTTCAAGCCATGGACAAAGTGAAGCCAGAGTATTTTAGCAATGAAGCTCATACTCTGATCTGCAAGATACTGATTCAACATTTTACCAAGGAAAAGGTCCGTCCTAGCGAGTGGATTATTCAGCAGGAGTTGAATAATTCTTTGAAGGATAGAGACAGAACAATTCAGCTTCATTATGCGGCTGAATTGAAAAGTATTTATGATTACTACACTTCCGGTTTAGACAGTCGTGAATACCTTATTGATAAGGTGACTTACTTTGCTAAGGTTCAAGCAGTAAAGCTGGCATTTCATGCTTCTTTGGAAAAGATGCAAGAGGCACCAGAAGACGAGAAGACTTGGGGTTTTGTATACGAAAAAATGCGCCAAGCCATGCTCATTGATAGAAGTTATGAGCCCGGTCTTGAATACTTCATGAACATCGAAGAGATGTTCAAAAGAATGGAAGATGTGTTCGTAGGCAAAGAGAGGTTTACATCAGGATTTCCATCTATTGATAATGCTCTGACTGGAGGTGGTTTATTTATTGGTCAGATAGCAAGTTGGATTGGTTTGCCCGGTACTGGAAAGTCTCTTGCTCTTGTAAAGGCTGCTGTTGAAAATGTTCTTTTGGGACACAAGGTTCTTTACATCACATTGGAAATGGATGAACTTGGTATTGTTCAGCGTTTTACAAGTCAATTTGCGAAAAAGGACATCAATAACCTTAGGCAGATGAAAGAAGAAATCAAAGAGACGATAGAAGAATTCAAGAAAGACAAAGTTGATCCTAACCTTTTGCATGTCAAACAATTTCCCGGTGGCCAACTTGATGTCAATGGCATCAGAGCATATATGGCACAATTAGAGCTTCGTGGATGGAAGCCAAATGTGCTTATTGTTGACTATGTTGGCGAAATGAAAGATGATCCTTCCGTCAAGAAATATGAATCTGCATATCGTATTCTTCGTGATCTAAGGGGATTTGGTGTTGAAAAAGGACATGTAACATTTACATGTGTGCAGCCAAATCAGACTGCGGCAAAGTTGGAAATTGGGCAATATATTGACGAATCCAATATCGGCACAAGCTTTGACCAGTTCAAGCCATTGGATGCTTTTTGGTCAATTAACCAGCAAGTTCTCGAAAAAGATGCCGAGGTTGGAAGAATTTTTGTCATTAAGCACAGAAATGGTCGATCAAGATTTAGCTTTAAGATTGGATTTGATTATAAGATTGGTACATTGGACATGTTTGAAATTAGCAAGGATACATATCGTGAGCGCATGAACTTAGTACAAGAGAAGAAAGCGGAAGAAGTTACTATGGACAATGTGGGCGATGCTTCATCCGGTGGAAAAAAGCAGCGCAGCAAGAAAGGTTTCAATCCAGAAAACGACACATACGAGGCTTAAAATGGCAAAGTTCAAGGTTTTCGAGAATATTCTCAATGAGTATGTCAATCATCCTACTCAGGTTTTCGTAGAAGAAATTGAGGCTTCTTCTCCAGAAGAAGCAATTCAGTTTATAAGAATGATGCATCCAAACAAGGGAATGTTGACAGTTAACGGTCAGCAATACGAGGGGTAAAAATGGCTAATGAAGCACCTATTGAAAAGGTGTCGGTTGTTGTTCAGGGTCGAAGAATTGTTCTTGACCCTGAAAACATGAAGTATAATGAAAATAATTTGCCTGAATACATGAGCAAGGAATACGGGTGGATAGATTATTTAGGCAAACAGCTTGAGTATGCACAGAAAGAAGTGCTTTTGGCTGAGATTGATGCCGAGTCAGTTTATAGTTCCAAATTCATGGAATCTAAGGACACCGGCAATTCAGACAATTATGCCAAGGCTTATTCCAACAGTCATGTTGATGTTGTTGCTGCCAAAAAAAATGTTGTCGAGCGCAAAGAAGCTGTTGGTCATTTGAGGGCACATCTTGCTGCTTGGAGCAAGAATCATGAAAATGCCCAGAACAGAGGTCATACAATCAGAGCCGAAATGAAGGTTTTGAATCGTGACATTTATGAAACACCAGAAGAAAACAAAAGTGTTTCTTTTGAGGAATATCTTAAATCAAATTGACAATTATTTCCATTTTTGTCACAATCTTTCATACGCAACTGACAACCATGGAAGGGGTTAAAAATGTCTGAATCCACTATACGCTGGCTTCGTCAAAGTGACTTAGAACAAATAGTAGAGATTGAAGAACAGACATTTCCCCATCCTTGGGATATGCAAGATTTTGAAATTTGTCTTAGAAAGAAAAATGCATTTGGAGTTGTGCAGATTCTTGATGAAAAAGTCATAGGTTATATGATTTTTCAATGCACATCCAAGTCATATAACATACTCAGCATTGCCGTTGATCCAAAACATCAAAAATGTGGAAATGGCAGGAAAATGATTGAATATGTTAAAAATAAAATAAGAGCATCAACTGAAGGTCCAAAAAATCAAATTATTTTGATTGTAAGTGATCAAAACCTTGTTTGTCATAAATTCTTGAAGTCTCTTGATTTTGTTGCCACTAAAATAAACAAAGACTATTTTGGACCAGATCATGATGCTTATCATTTTGTCATGGACATGAGAGATCAGAAGAAGATTAAAGTAAAAAAAAAGGGAAGGACTGGTAAGGTAAAAGATGTCGATAAAATGGAATAAGTGGTTTTTGGGTCTAGCCGAATACATTTCGACAGCATCTAAAGACCCAAGCACCAAGGTTGGAGCGGTAATTGTCGATGATGATAGAAGAGTTGTTTCAACTGGTTACAATGGCTTTCCAAGAGGCATACAGGACACCGAAGAAAGGCTCAACAACCGTGATTTGAAATATTCCATTATTGTTCATGCTGAGAGGAATGCTCTTCTTTTCGCAAGGGGATCAGTCAAGGGATGCACAATATATACTTATCCAATGATGCCATGTTCAGTTTGTGCTTCGATGATAATTCAATCTGGAATCAAGAAGGTAGTTTCTCCAAATAGCGACAATCCAAGATGGAAGGATCATATAGAGCTTTCTTTGGTTCTTTTTAGGGAAGCGGGAGTCGAAGTGGAATTCGTTGACTAACAAGACCATATTTTCATTTGTTTTTCGTATTTAACAATTTGTTTGCAGTAGAAATTAATTACTTGTTTTTTCAAGATGTTTTTCCATTCATTTCTTCCAATTTGTGTTGTTATGATTGGCTTGTTTTTATTTGATATTTGAATTTGCCCATAACCTAAGGCACCGATGCTTAGGCAATTCCAGTCTAATTCCCAAATTGGAATAATTTTAATTTCTGCTATTTCTACTTTTCCTTCTTTTCTTTTGTAATCAATAAATATGTAATTTAATGTTAGTTCTTCATCCTTGAGTAATTTTATCAGTCTTTTGACTGAAATTAAATTAGGCATAGAAAAGCCTGATTCGTTGATGTGATGCGACTTTATGTCGAATAAGTGTTTGATTTTATCAACAGAGATGGAAAAGTCGTCTACTGATTTTTTACTTTTTGATTTGGTGAATTGGGCCTGATATTGATTTGAGATTATTTTTGATGAAAGGTGTTCAATCATATCTCCGACAGCACGATGAGAAAGAGATTCATCTGCCATAAAAGGAAGAAGATGAGAATGCAATAAGTTTTGTATGTCTTGATTCAAATTCATCAAATAATCCATCTTTTTTTAATTTTAAGTTTTATGATTCATGAATTCCAGTTTTTTGGTTTTTTCAACAACTTTTTTGAATGATTGCATGATTTGTTGGCTTGTTAATTCAGTCATGCATGGTTTGACATTTTGCTTTGATTTTGGGCATTGTATAAACATGAAGCATGGTCCGCATTCCCAGTCGCCATTGTCTTTGTGTTTTTGAACAAGTTCAAAATCAAAGTATTTGCCGTAAACTTTTCCATTTGTGAAAGAGAAAATACCAACTAGAGGTTTTTTCAATGCTCCTGCTATGTGGAATGTTCCTGTGTCGATTGAAATTACATATTCTGCTGCTTCAACAAGACCTACCCAAGACTCTAATTCGATGTTTATAAATTGTGGTATATTCATCATTTGGAATATTTCGATTGATGAATCATGAATTGTAAAAACAAAATATCCTTCTTCTTGTAGAAGCTTACATGTTTCGTAAATTTGTTGATCTGTAAGGCTTTTTGCTTGTCCGAATTCACAAGTTGTTGATTTGGTGACGAATAATACAGTTGGGAGTTTTTTATCGTTAATTGAATTGAGTGCTTCTTTATATATTTCAATATTTTTTGCTTGAAGGTGACATTTGTGATTGTTCAGTTTTACTCCACAATGTCTTGCCCATATATCGCTTCTGTGTAGAGTATTTGATCCTAAGTGCATGCTTTCGTGTACTCTGCATGCGGTACTAATGTCATATATGATTCCATATTCTCGTT